ATGAAATATTTAAAAGATATTATTGTTCTAGTCATGGCACTAGGACTAATGGGACTCTTAGGTCTCATTGTAGTTGATGAATTTATGCTTGCAAAAGAGCATAATGCCGAACTTGATCAAAATATTGTAGAGCTCTTACAAATGAGTGTGACAGGTATTATTGGCCTTGTTGCTGGATATGTAAGCGGAACAACAAAAGGATAAATTATGAATATTGAACAATTGAGAGAAGAAATTGCTATAGATGAAGGAGTAAAATATGAAATTTACCTTGATCATCTCGGTCTCCCTACTTTTGGCATTGGTCATCTGGTTAGGGATGACGATCCAGAGTCTGGACAACCAGTTGGGACAGTTGTCAGCGAAGACAGAGTCAACGAGTGTTTCGATAAAGACGTTGAAATTGTTATCGACGACTGTAGACAATTATACGAGGACTTCGATGATTTGCCGGGCGAGGCCCAACTCATTATAGCCAACATGATGTTTAATATGGGTAGACCACGGCTATCTCAGTTTAAAGGCATGAAGCGTGGAGTAGATGCTCGCGATTGGAATGCTGCTGCAGATGAGATGGTAGACTCGCGTTGGTATAGACAAGTAACAAACCGTGCTGATAGATTAGTAGAAAGAATGAGGGCAATCTCATAATAACTATGTACATTTACCTCAAACTAGTGTATAATATATTTTGAAATGGAGGTTATATGTCACAATATACAAGTTACGATCGTCATGGCAATTCTTTACGCTATCGCGGCTACAACCATCAAGGTAAAGCAGTTATTGCTACTTATAAGCTTGAGCCTGAATTATATATTCCCACTGACAAACCAACAAAATACAAAGCTCTAGACGGCACGCCAGTAGCTCCTATTAAATTTTCTCATTTTAATGATATGAAAGATTTCATTAAGAGATACGAAGGAGTTTCTGGCTTTAAATATTACGGTCAAGATCGTGTAATGTGGCAACACATTCAAAAAAAGTTTCCCAACGAAATCGATTTTAATCCATCTCTAGTGAATGTAGTCAATTTAGATATTGAGGTACATTCCGAAGATGGATTTCCCGATCCAATTGAAGCTCAACATCCTATCACAGCTATTACAATTAAATCAAGTACGTCTGCTTTATACCAAGTATGGGGCTGCGGTGATTATGATATCGATAAAACACCTCATAAGCATCTGCACATTCGTTATCATAAATGTGAAGATGAATATCAATTACTTGAAAGATTTGTACGATGGTGGGCTGGTCAAGGTAAAGAGCATTATCCAGAAGTATTAACCGGTTGGAACGTACGCGGCTTTGATATTCCATATATTTACAATCGAATTGTTAGATTATTTGGTCAACAGGCTGCAAATCATCTTTCCCCATGGGGAGTCGTACGTGAAAAAACTATTACACTTAAAACTGGTGTAATGAAAGAAGTACAGATTTCTGGCATATCTCAATTAGATTATATGGATTTGTTTAAGAAGTTTGGTTATAGTTATGGTCCTCAAGAATCATACTCGCTCAATCATATTTCATCTGTAGTTCTCGGTGAAACTAAAATGTCTTATGAAGAATATGGTTCTCTTCGTAATCTTTATAAAGAAAACTATCAGCTCTATATCGATTATAATATTAAAGATGTAGAACTTATTGAACGTTTAGATGAAAAACTAGATCTCATTGGTCTAGGATTTACTCTAGCATATAAAGCTGGTGTCAACTTTACTGACATCTTTGGTACTACTGCAATTTGGGATTCTATTATCTTTCGCGAACTAGCAAAGAGAGATATCATAGTACCTTCTCCACCTGACAGAAGTGAAAGAGAATATCTAAAGGTATCATTTGCGGGTGGTTATGTAAAAGAACCACAAGTCGGTGCACATGATTGGGTAGTTTCTTTTGATTTGAATTCTCTATATCCAAACATTATTGCTCAGTGGAACATGTCGCCTGAAACTCTAGTAATGAATGGTGAAAATGTTTCGAGAGCCTCAAACGGTGTCGCGTTTGATAATAGTAGAGAAGGTGTGTTCCCTCTTCTTGTTAAAAAATACTATGCCGAACGTAAAGATGTAAAGAAAGAAATGATTCAATGGCAGAAAGAACAACAAAAGGGTACAACAAAAGAAATTGAAAAGCAAATTGCTTCACTTAACAACAAACAAATGGCTGTTAAGATCTTAATGAACTCTTTGTTTGGTGCTATTGGTAATAAATGGTATCGCTATTTCGATTTAAGAGTTGCCGAAGGGATTACTCTTACTGGTCAGCATGTGATTAAAACATGTGAAAAAACCATTAATAGCGAAATGAATAAACTACTTTCTACTGATAATGTGGACTATGTTATTGCTATTGATACTGATTCAGTTTATGTAAACTTTAAAGCATTTGTTGAAAAGTTTAAACCAAAAGATCCTGTTAAGTTTCTTGATGAAGTGTGTAATACTCATTTTGCAAAAGTGCTAGAAGAATCTTTACAGAAAATTCATGATGACATGAATTGTTTTGAGAATCGAATGGTTATGGAGCGTGAGGTAATTGCAGATCGTGGTATTTGGACTGCAAAGAAAAGATACATTCTCAATGTGCATAACTCAGAAGGTGTTCAGTACGAAGAGCCAAAGCTTAAGATTATGGGCATTGAAGCAATTAAATCTTCTACTCCTGAAGTATGTCGTTCTAAGTTCAAAGAAATCTTTAAGATTATTATTAATGGATCTGAAGCAGACACTCAGAAATATATCAGTGAATTTAAGCAATACTTTAAGTCTCTACCTGCTGATGCTGTTGCATTCCCACGTGGTGTATCCAATATTACAGATTGGCGTGATTCAAAAACCATATATAAAAAGGGTACTCCAATTCATGTAAGAGGCGCTCTTCTTTATAATAAAGTGCTAAAAGATATTAAGCTGACAAATAAGTACGAGTTAATTAGTAACGGAGATAAGATTAAATTTGCTTATCTTAAACTACCGAATCATCTTAAAGAGAATGTGATATCATTTCCAATGGGTCTACCTAAAGAATTGAAATTAGACCAATATATAGACTACGACAAACAATTTGAAAAGACTTTCCTTGATCCACTCCAATTCATTCTTAATGCAGTTGGCTGGAATCCAGAAGAAGTTGCAACATTGGATAGTTTCTTTGCATAAAACTGTGTACATTGCCGAGAAACTATGTTATAATAAACAAAATTGAGAAGGATTATAATATGAGTAAAGATTGGGTACAAGATATTAATAATATGCATCGTAAATTTGGTGTTCATAAATGGGTGTCAGAGCAGTTGGTTGCAGGTGACAAAGAAAAGTTACAAACCTTTTTAGAATTTAGATTAAAGTTTCTTCAAGAAGAATTAACAGAAACTATGAATGCAAATACAAACAAAGATCCTGAAGAAGTAGTTGACGGTTTGATTGATCTTTGTGTTGTAGCTATTGGAACACTTGATGCATTCGGAATTGATGCTTATAAAGCATGGGATGAGGTACATAATGCAAACATGTCTAAAGAGCCAGGCGTCAAGCCTTCACGACCAAACCCCCTTGGATTACCAGACCTCATCAAGCCAAATGGGTGGACAGGTCCAGAGCACAGCGGAAACCATGGGTATTTCACTAACAGTTTTTAATTCGATATTCGATAATAAAACTCATCGAAGCATGGAATTGCCAAGCTTCGAATCATTCGAAAAATTTCTGTATAAGCTTTCGAAAGAACCAAAAAGTTCAAAGAAAGATGCAGTACTTATCTCTCCTGCAGTGTATAAGCAAGGTACCACTCGAGCAAATGATAACGTGCTTGAGTGGGCTGGCTGGTGTTGTATGGATGTTGATGACTATACACCAAATGGAGATCTAAAAGATGATTTATGTAATAAGCTTTCTGGTTATCGCTTCGTTTGTTACAGCACTGCTAGCAGTACATTGGATACGCCTAAGTTCAGATTGGTGTTTCCTTTGCGAACACGAGTTGATAGAGGATCCATCAGACACTTCTGGTATGCACTCAATAGAGAACTCGGAGAGCTTGGAGATGCTCAAACTAAAGACCTATCACGCATGTACTATATCCCTGCGAAATATTCTGGCGCTTTCAACTTTATTTTCAGTCATGATGGCGATACAATTGATGTTCATGGCCTTATAAGGAAACATCCCTATGCTGAAAAAGCCAATCTCAACAATTTCTTTGACAGACTCCCAGAAGAACTCCAACGACAAATCGTTGAACATCGAAAAGGAAAAATGGATAACACTGACGTGGTGTGGACGTCCTATCGTGACTGTCCCTTCTTCCCTCGTAAGCTTGAAGCGGAATACAGACTCATAAACAATACCGGCTGGTATCATAAAATGTACCAAATTATGGTTGCAATTGCGGGCAATGCTATTAAGAAGCAATATCCAATTACCGCAAATCAAATTGCAATACTATGTAAAGAGTTAGATGTTGAGACAGGTAATTGGTATAAGAATAGACCACTTGATAAAGAAGCAGATCGCGCACTTGAATATGTTTATAAAAATATGTAAAAAAACTGTTTACATTAAGAGAAAAATAGTGTATAATATATCTTTAATGGAGTAATAAATGAAAGAATCAATTAAAGTTTTACAGGAATGCGCTGAGTTACAATCAGCAAAAAGTAATGACTATCAAAATCCACATTCGCGAATCAAACAGGCTGACTACTATCCTCAGGGTGTAGCTACTATGCTTGATACGTGTCATGCAAAGATGCTTCGCATGCGCTCTGTTATCGAAGCAATGCAATATGATCCTGAATATCAACCCAACTTTGAATCGCTTGAAGACTCAGCAAAAGATATGATTAACTATTGTTCTTTTATGGTTGCGTATGCTCGTGGTAAAATGGAAGGTCAAGATCCTAATCGTGATTTTCTTAATCGGCCAAAGAAAGTAATTGACAATGACGAAGGATGATGTAGTAACAGTCGTGCTTATTAACGGCGCAGAAATTATTGGTAAATTTGTAGAAGATAGAGATCAAACAATTGTTATCAATAAGCCTCGCATGGTACAGGTTACTCAAGAAGGTATGGCAATGGTTCCAGGTATTTGTATGACAGGTGAAGAGCCGACCGGTAATTTTCAATTTAACAAGAGTGGCGTACTATTTGTTATAAAAACAGTAGAACAACTTGCGACTCAGTATCAAAGTATGACGTCAAGTATTATTATTCCAAAATCGAAAGGGCTTTTACAATAATGCGTGTATCAATCAATGACATAGGCGGCGAAGTCGTAAAAGATAACGAAACTTATTTGCTCAAAGACAATCAAACTCTTAAAAATTTAGTGCTTAGTAGTACTGATTTGCATCCTAAGATGTCTACACGTGGTCATAGCCATGAAGGTCAAGAAGAAGTCTACTACTTTATCAAAGGTTCTGGTAAGATGGAACTTGACGAGGAAACAATCTCTGTCAAAGAAGGTGATGTAGTACTTATTGAAGATGGCGTATTCCATCGAGTACACGCTGGTCCACGTGGATGTTATTTTGTATGTGTATTTGACGGACGGAGAAACCATTGAAGATAGGTATTACTGCATCAACATTTGATTTACTTCATGCTGGACATATTGCCATGTTACGTGAGGCAAAGTCTCAATGTGATTATCTTATTTGTGCCCTACAAGTAGATCCTACATTTGATCGTGCCGAGAAGAATTCTCCAGTACAATCGATTGTAGAAAGACAAGCACAGCTTGCTGCAGTAAAATATGTTGATGAAGTCATTATTTATTGTACAGAAGCTGATTTACTTGATATAATAAACATGTATCCAATTAATATAAGGATACTTGGTGAAGAGTATCGTCAAAAAGATTTCACTGGTAAGGATGAATGCCGTAATCGTGGTATTGAACTTTACTTTAATAAAAGAGATCATAGATTTTCTTCAAGTGATTTGAGAAAAAGAGTAGCGGAGAAAGAGCAATGAGAATGGACACTGTAGTAGATATTCGTCAACACTTTATTGATGAATTAAAAGATGAAGCATTCACTATTGATAAGACTGGTCAAAAGACAATTGAATTGATTGGTGCATCATTTCTTGCCACTGAAAATTCAATTTTTGGTGAACCAAATGCAGACTATATTGATGCAGAAATTAATTGGTATCTAAGTGGTAGTACTAACATTTTTGATATCTATGTTGATAGAGATCCTCCTAAAGCATGGGAATATAGTGCTAATAGACATGGTGAAATTAATTCAAATTACGGTCATTTGATTTTTTCTGATATATATTATAGACAGTACGACAATGTGCTTACTGAATTACTTGAAAATCCGGATTCACGTCGTGCTGCTATGATCTATAATCGACCGTCTATTTGGACAGAGTTTAATGAGAATAGTAAAAACGATTTTATATGTACTAATGCTGTTACTTATTATATTCGCAATAATAAGCTACAGTCAGTGGTCCAAATGCGTTCAAACGATGTCGTGTTCGGATACAAAAATGACTATGCTTGGCAGCAGTATGTTTTAAAAACCCTTGCTCGTGATCTTGGTATTAAGCCAGGGTTTATTCATTGGCAAGTACAGAATCTCCACGTTTACGAAAGGCATTTCCATCTTGTCAAGTAAATGGGATATCAGATACCTTGAGCTAGCAGAACAAGTCTCTACATGGTCTAAAGATCCGTCGCGCAAAATTGGTGCGTTGGCGGTAGGATCGAAGGGACAAGTTCTCGCTCAAGGTTTTAACGGATTCCCTCGAGGAATTATTGATAGCAATGATCGTTACGACAATCGTGATATCAAATACAAATATGTAGTTCATGCAGAAATGAACGTCATATATAATGCTACATATAACGGGGTATCACTTGATGGTTCTACCTTATATGTAACAGGGTTGCCAGTCTGTTCGGACTGTGCAAAGGGCATCATCCAAGTTGGCATTCAAAGAGTTGTCATGAAAGAACAAAATATTCCATCACATTGGATTGCATCATGGAAAATGACAGCGGGAATGTTTGACGAAGCAAATATCAAATGGGAGTTTATTAATGTCTCAGACACAAGATTGGATTAAGGAAAAATTTCAACAAGAGCGAAAGCTTGGTGTCAACGTTGAATATAGCAACATGCGACTTACAGCAGAGATTGAACAACTAAAGAATAGAATTAAAGTACTTGAAACAGATATGGCATATACTTTTAAAGATGAACCTGGTGCATAAGATGAATAACTATACATCTTAGGTTACCCGCGTACGTCTGACTCAGACTATGCATAAATGCTAAAACATAATTACCATATAGTTTAAATCTGAGATATATTATTTCAGAACTATATGGTAATTAGTAATAATATTCTATAAAATAACTGTTTACTTTTTAGTTCATTTAGTTTATAATATACTTATTAAATCGGGAGAACACTATATTATGAAAATATTGATTACTGGTATGAACAAGCAGCAATGTACTGAGAACTTCTATAAGACGTCACAGCTGAAAGTTATGCCATCACATCTATCTTTGATTGCATGTCTTCGTGATATGGGTCATACAGTAGAACAGCGTGTCGTAACTATCGGTGAAAATCTAGACTCATATGATAAGGTCATTGTCTATATTCACAATCCATCTGGATTTGCTGGATTTGTGTACAATGGTCTCTATACTATTTCTACGGTGTCACCATCTAAACTAGTACTGGCATTTGATGATTGGCAAACAGATAGCATCTATAAAGGGTTGACTGCACTACGAGATCCTGAAAAGATGTTTCGTAAATATGTCAAAGACGGTCATCAACATATTCCAGACGATATTGAATCATGGGAAGGTATTCTTATGAATGGTTTGGATTTGGTTGAAAGTAAATCTAATCCTATGTTGATTAGTGCTTTTGCTGGTGGAGATCTTAGTCTGCTGATTGACTATCCAAAAGAACTGATGTTCTCATTTAATCCAAATCCATATCATATCAATCTTGCTTCTAATTTCAATTCACTTTTTGAAGAAAAACAAAGAGTCTTCAACTTTGCAGGTTTGATTCAAGACAAGACAAAGAAATGGTTGAAAGCACAAAACATCGGCGATTGGCCACTCAAAAAATACGGCTCACGTAAAGATGGTCAAGATCGTGTAATTGAACCAGAAATGGTTAACATCTATGGCCAACAATGGGGTATCCTTATGCCAGGTTATTTCCATGCAGGATCTGGATGGTGGAGAGCAAGACCTCTACAGGTTGCAGATAGTGGATCTATTCTGATTGGTGATCCAACTGAAATGATGCTATATTATAATGATGAATATCTTGCTTGCATTAAGGCATCGGACATTACCCAAATGTCTGACTCTCAACTTGAAGATCTAGCAGCCGCCCAAAAACAAGCCATATATACTACTCACCCGCTAGATAAGGGTACACAGCAAGATGAATTAAGGAGAATTCTATGAGAATCTTAGTAGTAGGCGCAGGTTTTTCTGGTGTCACAATTGCTCGACTATTAGCAGAAGCTGGACATAAAATTATGGTCATTGATCAAAGGCCTCATGTTGCAGGAAATGCATTTGATTATACCAATGAGCTTGGTATTCGCATTCATCAATATGGTCCACATTTGTTTCATACAAACAATAAAAAGGTTTATGACTTTCTTGGGCAATTTACTGAATGGGTAGAATATAAACATAAAGTAAAAGCACAATTAGATGATGGTCGATATGTNACTCTTCCTGTGAATAAAGAAACAAAGGAAATTGTGGGTGAAGAGAATGTTATCGATACCTTCTTTAGACCATATACTCTTAAAATGTGGGGTAAAACTATTGAAGAACTTGACCCAAGTATTCTTAAGAGAGTACCAGTTCGTGATGATGATAATGAATACTATTTTCCAAATGATGAATATCAGGCATTACCAAAACATGGTTACACTGCTATGATTGAGAGTATGCTTGATCATGATAATATTGATTGCTATGTCGGTCAGCATTTTATGAAATGGATGGAAAATGATGTAGATCATGTTTTTAATTCAATGCCAATTGATGAATACTTTAACTTTGAACATGGTAAGTTGCCCTATCGGTCTATTAAATTCCACAATATTGTTTTGCCGATGGCTAAAAACTTACCTACAGCAACTGTAAATTTTACACATGATGGACCTTTTACAAGAGTTACAGAATGGAAAAATTTACCAGAGCATGGTGAAAACGATAAATATACAGTCGTTACCTTTGAAGAGCCTTGTGATTATGAAGATAACAACATGGAAAGATATTATCCTGTTAAAGATATTGATGGCGATAATAGAAAAACATATGAGAAATATAAGACAATGGTACCAGAGAATGTCACGTTCATTGGTCGATGTGGACAGTATGTTTATATTGACATGCATCAAGCAGTTAACTCCGCAATCGCTACGGCAGAAAAATTTATAAAGGAAAACTCATGAAGATTGCAATTACAGGATCAAGTGGATTTATTGGCGGACACTTGAAAGAAAAACTTGAAAAAGAAGGCCACCAAATTCTAGAATGGGACCGTAAGTCTGGACGTGATATTGTAGACTTTGGGTTAGAAGACGCAGAGTTTGTAGTACACCTTGCAGCATATGCAGATGTAAGAGCAAGCATTGAAGAGCCAGATAAATATTGGGTGAATAACGTAGAGTATACTACTCGAATTCAAAGAGCATGCTATTTTAATAATATTCCTCTCATCTATGCTTCGTCATCTTGTATTCATGCATGGTCTTCATCGCCATATGGGATTAGTAAGAAAGTAAATGAAGAAACAGCTATGCCTGGTCAAGTTGGTTTACGATTTACTACTGTCTATGGTGAAGGTGCTAGAGATACAATGTTTGTTGGTAAGCTCATGAGAGGTGAGTTGAAATATGCTACAGAGCATGTGCGCGACTTTATTCATGTAGATGACGTATTAAATGCAATCGAACTGATCATGTTGAAAATAACAGATTCACATCTAATGCCAGAAACCATACTCAGACCAGCATATGATATCGGTTGTGGAATAGGAAATGTCGTGGCAGACATTGCTCGAATTCGAATGCCCAATATTGAGATCCGTAAAGGAGATGCATGTGAGGCACAAGATAACACAGCCGATACTGCGTATATTAAAGAACTGGGTTGGGAACCAAAAATAAATGTACTTAACTATGTACAACCCTAATAAAATGTGTTATAATATACACATAACTAAAAAAAGGAGTATATTTTGAGCATAATGGATAAACTCAAAAAGAATTCAAAGTTGAAACATACTGAGGTTCTTTCTGAATCAAAATTTTTCAATGAGAAAGACATGGTACCAACAAGCGTTCCAATGGTGAATGTTGCCCTGTCTGGATCAATCGAAGGTGGTCTTGCGCCTGGATTAACAGTTCTCGCTGGCCCATCAAAACACTTTAAGACTTCATTTGCGCTTCTTATGGCTGGCGCGTATATGCAGAAATATAAAGATGCAGTCATGCTTTTCTATGATTCAGAGTTTGGTTCACCACAATCTTACTTTGAACAATTTAATGTAGACACATCACGTGTACTTCATACTCCTATTACAAACGTTGAGGAATTAAAGTTTGATTTAATCGGTCAGCTTGAGGGTCTTGATCGTAAAGATAAAGTTATTGTTGTAATTGATTCAATTGGTAACCTTGCATCAAAGAAAGAAATGGAAGATGCTATTAACGAGAAATCTGTAGCAGACATGTCTCGTGCAAAAGCACTCAAAGGTTTGTTTCGTATGACTACTCCTTACCTTGCTATGAAAGATATTCCACTTCTAGCAGTCAATCACACTTATCAAGAAATGGGACTCTTCCCAAAGGCAGTTGTATCTGGTGGCACAGGTATTTACTATTCGGCAGACAATATTTGGATCCTCGGTCGTAGACAGCAGAAGAAGGGTACAGAAGTTACAGGATATGAATTTGTAATCAATGTAGAAAAGTCTCGTTATGTAAAAGAAAAGTCTAAGATTCCTATTACGGTATCTTGGGAAGGCGGTGTAGCTCAATGGTCTGGTCTACTTGATGTAGCATTAGCAGGCGGTTATGCACAAAAACCAAGTAACGGCTGGTACGAAGCAATTGATCCTTCAACTGGTGAAGTACTTAGTGGTAAAAAGCGAGAAGCAGAAACTCTTGAAAAAGAATTCTGGGATATTGTATTTGAAAAGACAGACTTTAAAGAGTTTGTTAAAAAGCAATACACTATTGGTTATAAATCNGAGATTGATATGGATGCAATTATNGATGAAGCATAAAGAGAATAAAACATATCAGTTTGTACCAGGCGATCATGATGATCAACAATGGTTAGTCCGATTTTTAGAGGGCGAATTTGCTGAAACTGTAATTCAATATGGTGCTATCAGTGTAAATGAGGAATCAGAAGGAATGATGACTTTTAACTTCATTATTTCTTCTTCTCCTGATTCAGAGCTTACAGCTGAGAATGTTGATTTACAATTGTATGCCGGTGATGTCTTACAAGAAATTATTCGCGATGCAATTGAAAATGATTCTGCAATATTTAAAGAAAGAGAACAATGAAGATTTTAATTTTTGGTTTACCTGGTTCCGGCAAAAGCACTCTTGCTGCACCATTTGCCGATTTAATCGGGGGTGTGTGGATTAACGCTGATAATGTAAGAAAGCATTATGACGATTGGGACTTTTCTCCTGAAGGTCGAATGAGACAAGCTAATCGAATGAGACATTTGTCGGATGGTGTTGTTATGGCTGGTAAAGTTGCAGTAGCTGATTTTGTATGTCCTACAGAAGAAGCACGACTGGCTTTCGAACCGGATTATACTGTTTGGATGGATACAATTGAAGAAGGTAGATTTGAAGATACTAACAAAATGTTTCAAAAACCTTCTCAATTTGACTACCATGTTTCTGAATGGTTTAATAACACACATGAACAACTGGCGCAAGTTGTTACAAATTATATGAATAGGAAAAAATAATGGCATTTGATCCACTTAACCCTACAGTACAAATGCTTGGTCGTTGGCAGCCATGGCATGATGGTCATACAGAACTTTTTAAGAGATGTCATGCTATGACCGGTCAGGTCTGTATTCAAATTCGCCAAGTACCACAAAATCGTGAAGCAAATTCTCGTGTTCCAGGTCAAGACGATAATCCATTTGATATTGAAACAGTCAAAGTCAATATTATTGAAGGATTAGCAAAAGAAGGGTTTACTTTAGCTGAAGATTATATTATAATGGTATTACCAAACATTGTTGATATCAGTTATGGTCGAGGTGTTGGATATACGTTTACTGAGCACGATCTTGGTAAGGATATTCATGATATCTCGGCTACTAAAATCCGCGCGGCTATGCGAGAAGAGGGAAAACTTGCAGACAAATCTTGAACAGACTATTCTTCGTAACGTTTTAACCGATGAAAAGTATATGCGTAAAGTATTACCTTTCATCAAACCAGAATATTTCCAAGGAGTGTATCGCACACTCTTTAAAGAAGCGGGTAAGTATGTAGCAAAGTATAATAAACTTCCTACAGCAGAAACTCTTATAATTGAATTACAAGAATCTACCAGTATGTCTGAGGAACAGTTCCAAATGTCAATGGATATTGTTCCTCAACTTTATTCTGGTGAAGTAATTGATCCTGATTGGTTACTAAACTCTACCGAAAAATGGTGTCAAGATAGAGCAATTCATATTGCTATTATGGAATCCATTTCTATTATTGACGGTAAGCATGAGTCAATGACAAAGAATGCACTACCTGACCTTCTCAGTAAAGCTTTGGGAGTTTCATTTGACAATAGTGTAGGCCACGATTATATCGACAACTATGAAGAACGTTATGACTTCTACCACACGGAAGAAGATAGGATTCCATTTGATCTCGACTATTTTAATAAAATTACAAAGGGTGGTGTACCGCGTAAAACACTTAACATTGCCCTTGCAGGTACTGGCGTTGGCAAGTCTCTATTCATGTGTCATGTTGCTAGTGGTGCTTTGGTAGAAGGTAGAAANGTACTATACATAACTATGGAAATGGCTGAGGAAAGAATTGCCGAACGTA